CAAAATTCTTTTAAGTTTTGGACGAATGTCCACCGTATATCTAACCTTTGGGTGGTAATAGTACGCTGGGAATATCCTTTGAATAAATACATCCTCACCCATTTTAATCTCCAATAAAAAATGTTCTCTGTCCTTCTCAAGTGTGTCTTCCACATACTCCGAAGATAGGAAATAATTTTGATTTTCACACAAATAATCGGAACTTTTTATTTTTAAATCATCAGAAATATCTTCACAAATATTTTTGATATAGTAGTGTAAATCCATGGATCTTCGAGCATCTTCTACATGGTCTTTCACATTAAAAAACCTTTGACAAATAATGTTTCCATCTAATGTTAATAGAAACTCAAATTTTGTCACATCTAATTGTTGTTGTTGTTGTTGTTGTTGGTAATTACTCATTGGTCTTAATTTTAATCACTTTTTTTTTATTGTTATTATTTTTTTCTTTTGTTGTTAATCTAAGGAAGGGGTTAAGGAATTTAACAAACCCGTCATCTGATTTTGGTAATAAATTGAAGATTCCATCGTCCCTCATCATTCTCATCGCATTTTTGTAAGACCTACCTTCTTGGTCTAACTTTTCGTTTATTAGTAAATTTATATTTTCTACAGCTTCATCAGTTAAAAAAGGTTCTTCCAAACTTACGATACGATTGTTTACATCAAAAAATTCTTCTCCTAACACTCCATATTTGGTAACTCCAGTTAGTAAATTTGCAACAAGTTTATTGTTTTTGTCTTGTTGAAATATTTCTTCACATTTGTTCTTAACTTGTTCAACAGAAATATGTTCTGTTTTTAGTTCTGGAAAAATAGATAAAAATCTTTTTATCCCCATTCCTCTTATTCCCGCAATGTTATCAGAAGAATCTCCACACATCATCTTAACTAACTTAACGTTTTCAATTAAGATTTCCTCGTGGCTATAAACAATAATATCGTTTTGTTTGTAAAGTTTTCCGTGTGACGGATTGTAAATTTGTGTATTTTCGGAAACTAATTGAGTTAAGTCTCCATCTGATGAATAGACTATTTTCCTTTCTTTAGGTGAATTCTGAGTATAGTAAGCGATGTTATCATCAGTCTCACAATACTCATATTCTCCCTGTCTTACAAATAATTCCTCAAGATATTGTTTTATTCTATCTCTTTGGTACGTATAAGAGTTAACTTCTTCTTCGGAACGAAGTCGTGATTTTCTGTTTTCTTTGTATGGTGCATAAATTTTCTTACGGGTTTGGGAACCATCAAGACCATCCCAAAAAACAACTATCTTGTCTAAATTGTATGCCTCAAATGTTCTTCTAAGAGTATTGAGAAAATGATATATTCCCCCAATATGTTCTCCATTATGAAAGGCGTTTTTAACACCATAGACACCAATCGTAAGTAAATTGTCACCATCAACTAATAAAACAGACATTAAAAAAATTTATTATAAATCACTTTCTTCTGTTACAACTTCCACGTCTTCGATGTCTGTAACATTAACACCTAACATCTTACTGATGTATTCTCCACATTCTTTTTTGTATTCTTCAAGAGATTTCTTTTCTTCTCCTTCTTCTCTTCCACCCATAAATCCGTGTGAAGTAACCAAGATACGTCCATCTTCATATCCTAAACCATTGATGTGGTTTTTCATGATTGAGATTTTTGTTCTTGTTGCTATTTTAACTTTTCTCTTATCTTTAGTAATGGAGATTTTAGTTGTACCGGCACCTTTTTGATTACCAAATAAGAATACGATACTTGAATTTAACCAAATCGCTTCTCCACCTTTTGCTTTAATCTTCGGTTGTCCAAAAGGATTATCAGGTAATTCTACCCAAGGTTGGTTAACAATGATTAATGTGTTTGTATAAGGTTTATCTGTTCTTCTTGAACCTGAGATACGTTGATTGATACCCATTCCAATTTTATCAGCTAAAACCGATGCATTGTGTTGTTTACCACCTTTACCATCATATGTCATTTTACAAGGAACTGAACCTACTGAATCCCAAAGGAGTAATAAATCGTGAGGTAAATCTCCTTTCTCTTGAGCATCTAATAATTCATTAATATACTCTGTAATTTGTTCAATATATTCAAAATCACTATTAAAAAGATAATCCCCATTTCTATCAAAACCCATCAATTCAGCGTGGTCCCAACTCCATTTTTGTTCTGTGATAATAAACACAGGAACAATGTTTTTCTTTTGTGCATCTACAGCTGACTTTACAAGTGCAGTTGTTTTACCCGTATCACTATGTCCTAATAACATATTGATGTGACCCATTGCAGGTCCTGGAATTCCCGTTGCATCTAAGAAAGCATCACCCAAATCGAAAAAACGGTCTGGTTTATATTCTGCTTCTTTTGAGAACTTCTTTTTGATTGCTGAAAAATCAGTCTTTTTTATACCTGCCATGTTGTTGTTTTTAAAAGGATGTTCCCGACACAAATGTCGGGAACATCATAAATTAATTAGAATGGTAATTCTGTATCAGTATCATCATCTTCTTGTGGGTCAACCACAGGTGTAGATGATTTTGGTGATGCAATTACTTCTTCAGCGGTTGAGTTAGAAACCCATTTATTACTATTGGTATCCCAACGTGGAACTTCTCCTTTAGCAACCATTTCTAAATAATCCTCACCTTTCTTAGAATATACGTCTGACCAAGTTAATTCGTCTTCAATCCATGTTTTAGCAACATTATCATCTGCATGTAACTTACCCGCATCTTCAGGGATAACTGAATTAATACTTGTATATTCTTTTCCTGTTCCAGCTTTAGTTAAAGTTAAAGATAAAATCATATCACGTCCTGTTTCAGGATGAGTAATATCACCTTTGTTACGGAAGATTGGAAATACTTTATCTAAAATACCATCTCCTTTTGCGTTATGTTTAAATCTCCAAAATTTAACACCATCTTGTTCATGGTCACGGTCAATAACCTTAACAATGTAAAATTTACGAGAACGATAGTTACGAGCCAACTCCTTGTCAGATTCAACACCTGTCATATTAAGAGCTTCTCTTACTTCGTTCAATGGTGAACGCTTTCCTTCTTGGGAAGGGTCAAATAATTTAACCCACTTACCATCCACTTGAATTTCGTGGAAGTAAACTTCTACAAATGGTGAAGAACCATCTTTTGTAGGTAAAATACGAATACGTCTTTCTTCACCCTTAGAACCCTTAGGTAATACGGTTGTGAAATAACGTTTCATTCTGTCCTCTGAGGACATTTTGTTAGCATTGCCACTTGTGGCATTTTTGTTTTTCTCGTACTGTGCAAGTACTGCGTCAAATGTAGACATGTTGTTTGAATTTAAATTAATTAAAATGTTATAGTAAAATATACATAAAAAAACCCAGACTTGGAAATCTGGGTTGAATTATTTTTAAAGTTTTTTTTGACCTTACTCTAATGTTAAAAGATATGATAATTTGTTAAATAAACCTAACATCTCATCTCTAATATTTAAAATATCTGTATCGGTTGGTTCAAATTGTTCGGTATATTGGATAAGAGCCTCTTTTACCGTATTAACCATCTCCTCTGGTTTTAAGTCAGATAAGTTAACTAATGTAATCGTATTTGTTTCATCATCTAGTTTAAAACGTCCATATTTTCCCATGGCAGCTTCAACAAATGTATCTGTTAAATCGCTCAAAGTGTCATATGTATTGCCAAAAGCTTGATGTCTTGAGTAACCTTTAGTTTGCCAATGCATTACTTTTAACTGAGCACTTAGTCCTAAAAAGAAATTTATATTAGAATTTAAATTCATCTTCTTGTTTTTCTGGATTAAATGATGTTTTTATTTCCTCGGGTGAGTAATTTTCAACATCATCTTTTGTAAGAATATATTCATTTTTACCACTTGCTCTCATTTCACCTTGTTTATGTGCAAAGAATTCTTGTGGTTTTTCGTTAAATGGATATGAATCTAAAGAACGCATTTCAAGTCTTTCAACTCCAGTTTTTGGTTTTGAAGCCGCAACCTCAACACCTAATTGGTCAATTTTAGACATTACTTGGTCCATTTGTGCCAATTTTTGTTCTAAATCTGTTAATTTAGTAAACACATCATCCATTTTGTTTACAACTGCAGAATTATCTTGTTTGTTATCTTCTAAGTCTTTTTTAACACTTTTAGTCATATTAACTAAATCTGTTATATCAATTTCCTCTGTATCATCCATTTCAGGAGCTGGAGGTGCATCCATTGCCATTGCAGGGTCTGTAGGTGCGGCTGTGGGGTCCACAGGAGCATCTGTAGGTAAACCCGCGGCAGGGTCCAATGCGGGGTCTAATGAAGGGTCCACAGGTGGAGCATCTTGTTCCATTATCATCGTTTTACCATATTTGTTAATGGCTTTGTAACGATTTAATTCTTCTTGTAGTTTTTTCTCTAACATGGCTTTAATCTTGTAATAATTGTCTACCGTCGTTGGTAATATATCTTTTATTTATTCTTTCAACAATTCC